GTAAAGGCCCGAAGACCTGCCAACCTCGATACGGTTGTATTTTTCCGACAGCACATTGAATTCCGTCTTTGTGACCTTCGCGGCCACGTCTATGCGCATTCCCGCGTATCTGATATGCACAATGTCGCACAGATGGACCTTCCGGACCGGCAGATCTGCGTATTCCAGCGTCTGCCAAAGCGGCACGAATTCTGCTGTTGTTTCGGACCGCTCCACCCCTGAGATCTTGCCGATCTGCTCCAGCGCCATGTTGCGCAGCTGGTCAAAGGACGTCGGCGGATCTTCGAAATATTCCGTAAGATCCAGAAGCGCGCAGCCCTTGATCTCTCCGCCCGGAACATCCAGCACGGGATCATCCTGATCCGCGAGATATAGCATATTCCCGGCGTTCCATGTCACAGGTCCGGTCGTGATCTGGATATTTGCATCTTCTTTGTAGTAATACGGGAATACCTGCGAGTAAGCCCCGGACGCGTCCTGCTCCTGGGAAATGTCCGTCAGATTCTTGCCGTAGGCGATCACCACGCCGGCATCTTCTCCGCGGGACCTGTGCAGAATGACTTCGTAATTATTCCATTCGTATTCACCACCGAACGTATCTAGGATGGACCCTTCCCGGCCGCCCAGGAATTCCCGGACCGATCCCGGCGGCATATTTTTGACGCTCCATCTCGTCGTTGACTGGATGTCCGTGCGAAATGTAAATCTGTCGATATCCGCCCGCGGAATGATTCGGTTGTGGATGTCCTCCAGGGCGGCTTCAGCCCCGGTCTGCGCCACAGGAACATTTCCGGTATTTACACACATTTTCAGCAGATCATAAGAAATGTGATTCGCTTTGTATGTTGTCACTCCGTTTACGGTCTTCGAAATCTCGCTTACCCGGAACAGCTGCGGCTCTGCGTCTTCCGATGGAAGTGCCATGATCAGGCTGTCCGCGTCGATCTGGTTGTAATGCACTCCGCCTGCCGGATATTCCAGCGTTAAAAAATACGGTCCGTTTCTTTCTTCTTCGGCCACGCAGGAAAGCGCATCCGCCAGCCTTCCAATGACATTGGCCCCGTCTTTGTCGTATAGAATCGGAATCATTCAGATCCTCCTTAGATCGCCCACCAGCGCGGGACGATGTCCAGCCGTGTGATCGTGTCTGAAAAGCTGATGGTGTTGTCTCCTGCCTGCAGCTCCGGCAGCTCTGCCGGGATGTTTACCGGGCCGCTGATTTCCATGATCACACCGCCCCGATTCATCCAGGCTTCGCCGCTCTCCAGATCGATGTACGTTGGTTCGCCGTTCGCGGATCGCGATGAATGCGCGTCTATACGCCTGATGTATGTGGTGCTTGCCGCCTGCTCAAGGAAGAGCGCGCTTGTCGAATCGATCGTACACGTGGATCCAAGTGTGAAAGCCTGGCCGGAATAGGCAAGGCTGACGCCTACCGTCGCCGAAGCTGTCACGCGCTGGCCTGTCGTGCTGCTATATATCACGATCTGCGCAGTATATGATGCGCTTATCGTCTTTGCCGTACCGGCTACAAATGACTGCGCCGGCAGCTCCGCTTTAAGCCAGGCGTAATTCCCCAGGTTCTCGCTCGTCAGAATCAGCCCCGTTGATGTCGTTTCCGTAAGCGTAATGCTCTCGATCCTGCTATATGCCTGCGGAAGCGCATTCAGCCGCCGCCGCGCATAAGCGCCGCTTACGGTCAGCGCGTCGCCCGTGTTAAACTGCGCCGTGTTCGGCCGGATGGTAAGCGTATTCGCTCCGGATAGATTTTTTTCCAGATTGATATCGCCAAGCTCAACGTTTTCGATGGTGATTTCTTCGCCGTTTATACTGATCGTGCCATAGCCCCACGCCTGCAGCTGCGGCCTCGATGCGTAAAGCGTCGGATTTGTCAGTGTAGATCCGGAAGCGATCTGCTGCGCCGTGCTGCCGGATTTCAAAAAACGCTGCGGCTTGCAGTTAAACACGACGTCCATTTTCATGCTGTCATTGTGAGCATTAAGCATGTCCGGAGCGAACGATTCCACGTAGATGCCCATTCGGTATTCGTTCGGATGGTATGGGTCCTCGATCTGCTGATAGCCCCGCAGCGAACAGAGCGCCTGGCGGAATGCATCCACCTTGTCCGGCGCTCCGCGTGCGATCCAGCATGGATACGTTACATCCACGTTTTTATAAGATCCATGATCAATCATCAGATCGCCGTTGCGGCCTAATACATGATAGGCGTCAACGTCTCGCTGCGGCGCGTTGTATGTTCCGCCTCCGGAGCAGTAAACGCCGTAATCGGCAGTGTTTACGTCGCCGAAGATAAAATAGTTTTCCTGCCCTGTTCTCATGCAAACACCGCCCTTCTGTTGCGCATTGCGCTGTTGATCCGCCGGCTCACGACATCAGCCAGGGCATTGACATCCTGCCCAGGCGCTCCGTTTACCGTGATATTAAAGCCGCCGTAATCGTAAGATGTGCCGCCCACGGCTCCGGCGATCCCGGAGATCGTGCCGGGACTTGCCGCGTACATTGCGGCGCCGGCCATCAGCTGCCCTGCTCTCGATATGCGCGGGACCATGTTTTCCAGGCCGACGGCGTAGCCTTCGCCGGTCCATTCGCCGTTTTCGATCATTACCCTTGACGGGGAACCGATCTTTGCTTTTGCCCGGACTGCTGCATCTGCAGCCTCTGCCATGCTTGCGGCTGCCCTCTGGATCCGCGCATTCTGCGATTCCATGCCGATGGCGAAGCCTTCCGCGAGATATCGACCAGCCTGCACAAATCTGCCCCGGTAAGATTCCGCGTTGGCTGCTCCTGCGCCTGCGGCCCTACCAAGGCCCATGGATGCTTGTTTTACGACGATCGCCCCGGAATTAATTCCGTTGGCCATATCGCCGGCTACTTTTCGCCCGGCGGCCTGCAGCTGTTTGCCGTTCGCGGTAACCGTGGTTGCTACCTGCGACGTTGCGATGTTCTCCAGCTCTCCGGCCTGCGCTTCCACATTGCCGGCGCCTGCCTGCAGGCCTCCTGCGATGCTTGCCGGAATGCCGGCCGCTGCCGCTCCTGCCTCCGCAGATGCGCTGCTGATATCTGCATTTAAGCCATCAAATGCTCCTGTTGCTCCTGTCGCGATTCCGGCCAGCGTAGACGCAAGCTGCGCCTTGTTCGTCTCCATATTGCCGTAATTCGCCAGGATTGCATCTAATGCGGCGGAATCTGTATTCGCCGCGTTTATCAGCTCTTGCAGATAGCCGGCGCCGTCCATGCCCATGTCTGCGATGCTCTGGACGATCGCCGCAAAATACGGATTGCTGGATTCGCTGGCCAGCCTTGTGGCCTCCACCAGGTTGGCCGTATAGCTGCTATACGCTTCCGCCTGCTGTCCGAGATTTGCGGCCATTTCTGACGCGCTGGCCGTTTGCGCTTCTTTCACCTGATCAAACAGCCCCTGCTGCCCGGTCAGTGATTTATAGGCTGCGTCATAAGCCTGCTGGTAAGCTTCTGCCATCTGCTCTTCCGCAGTGGCGATTTGGCCCGCGTCTTCCGTGACCGCTGCCGCCAGCGCGTCCGTAGCTTCTTCCTGACTTGTCGCGGATTCCGCTGCTTCATCTGTCATGCCGGTCAATTCCTTATTGACGTTGACAAGCGAATCATACTGTGCGGCCAGCTCTTCCTGCGTGTGCATTACCTGCCGTTCCGCTTCGTTCGCGTTGTTCAGCCGATTCTGCAGGTCATCGAGGGAATCACCGTATTTGGCCGGATCTTCCAGCCTCTTCTGGATCTTCGCGCGTTCTTCCTGGATCTTCAGCAGTTTTTCTTCATTTTCCGCGTACTGTTCCGTTATTTCTGCCAGCTCTTCGCGGTTTTTTTCTGCCTTATACTGCGCAAGCGAAGCGTCGATGTTCTGCATGATCGCTTTGCTGTTTGCATCCAGATTGCCGGTGTTCTCATCGATCGCGAGATTCAGCCCCGGCATGACCGCGTTCAACCTGTCAACCGCGGACGCAAGTTCCAGCTTTTCCTGGGCTGACAAAGATTCTTTCCCGGCCAGCTCCTCCACTCGCGCGGCCAGCGTCTCCGCGTCTGCAATGGCTGCTTCGTTCTTCGCGTGGTTGTCTGCCAGCGCTGCTGTGCTTTTCTCGACATCCGCAGCGATTCCGCTGGCGGAACCCTGCCACGCTTTATATGCCAGTGCCAAGGCTCCGACCGTCGCGGCGACGCCTGCGATCACCGGGCCGGCCGTTCCCATTGCTCCGGCCAGCGTTCCGGTCGCCGTTCCTGCGGATCCAAGCTTTTCTGTCAGCTTCCCGGCAGCTTCTACCAGCTTGCCGGTCCCGGATACGGCCTTTCCTGTCACAGATAAAGCCGGGCCGGCCGCTGCCGTGATAGCCGCGATCCGCACGATCTGCTCGCGCTCTTCTTCATCCAGGCTGTTCAGCCAGTCTGCCAGATCGCCCAGCTTGTCCACCAGTTTTTCCGCCGCCGGTACTAGGACGTTTCCGAATCCGATGCCTACTTCTTCCGCTTTGCTTTTCAAAGCAGTCAGGCGGCCTTCCAAATTGTCCTGCATTGTCGCGGCCATGCGCTGCGCTGCGCCGTCTGCGCCATCTATCGCGTCCGACAGCTTCGCATAATCGTCTTCTGATGCGTTGACGATCGCCAGCAGGCCGGACATGGCATTCTTGCCCGCGATCGCGTTGGCAGCCTGCGTCTTCTCCACCTCTGACAGGTTTGCAAAGCCCTTTCGAAGGCTCTGCATTACCTCTTCCAGGCTTAACATATTACCCTCGGAATCTGTCAGAGAAACGCCCAGGGCCTGCATGGCCTTTTTCGTTTCTGCCGTCGGCGAAGCCATCCGCGTTAACATGGACCGCAGCGCCGTGCCTGCCTGGGAAGCTTTTATGCCCGAATTTGCCATCAGGCCGATCGCCTGCGCCGTATCGTCCGCGGTATAGCCAAGCGCGCCTGCTACGGGCGCCACGTATTTAAACGTTTCGCCCATCAATGAAACATTTGTGTTTGCGTTTGATGATGCCTGCGCCAGTACGTCCGCGAAATGCCCTGAATCCGCTGCCGTCAGGCCGAATGCCGTTAATGCATCCGTTACGATGTCGGATGTGGTTGCCAGATCTTCGCCGGATGCCGCTGCCAGATCCATGATCCCGGAAATGCCGTCCAGCATGTCTTCCGTCTTCCAGCCGGCCATTGCCATGTATTCCATGGCCTGCCCTGCTTCTGATGCGGAAAACTTCGTGCTTGCGCCCATCTCGCGCGCCTTGGCTTCCAGGGCTTCCATTTCAGCGCCTGTCGCTCCGGAAATGGCCTGCACTTTTGACATCTGCGCATCAAAATCCGCTGCCAGCTTCAGCGATGCCGCGCCCGCCGCCACGATCGGCGCCGTGACGGTCCGCGTCAGTGTCGCGCCCACTCCGGCCACGCTCTGGCCCACGGTCTGCATCTTCTGCCCGGCTTCCTGCATGGCCTGCCCGGCCGTCTGCAGGCTGTTCGGCAGCGCGTCCAGCTCAGCGCGCAGGCGGTTCAGCTCTGCGTCTGCTTCGTTGACTACCTGCTTCCATTTCAGCGTTTCTGTTGCGTCTTTGCCTTTTTCCGCGATGCTCTTTTCCAGCATGGCGTTTAGTTTATCGACGCGGTCACCCTGTACGGCGATCTGCTTGTTCAGCACTTCGGCCTTCGCCGCTGCCTTCTGCTGCGCGGATGTTTCCTTCGTAAACGAGGATTCCACCTTGCGCATTTCGCTGGAAAGGCTTTTCGCCTGCGCGATAATCTGGTTGATCTCTGCTCTATATTTTGCTTCTCCGTCAATGCCGATCCGCGGCCCGATATCAAGCGGCATTTTCTACCCCTATCTATTTCAAGCTCATGATTTCATCAAAAGTAAGCTTCTTTTTCTTTTCTTCTGCGCCGCCGTTATAAATGGCCAGGCAGGCCGTCAGATCCAAAAACTCGCCCATGCGCGTATTTAAAATCTCTTGCCTGCCCATGCCTAACTGGTACCCGTAAAAAAGGATCCATGATCTATTTAAAGGGCTTTTTCGGCGCTTTTTTCGTTTTTTTCCTCTACCTCAACGGTCTGCGTGGAATCTGCTTTTTTGGCCAGCTTCGATTCGTCTATCAGCTCTTTCAGCTGCCAATATTTCAGATTCACAAGCTCATCCACCGCAATCGGTTTAATATCTTTGATTCCCTCCATCTTCAAGTATGCGCGATGCATGAAGATGGCAAGCTGCACGTCGGCCAAAGCTTCTGATACTTTGTCCCTCGCTACAAGCCATTCCTGATAATCCAGATACGCCCCTGCGGTGTACGCAAATTTAATTTCTCGCCCGTTTAAATACATCTTTTTCGGTCCTTTCTCTTTTTTGCTCAACCCGAAATGCCCAGCTTGGTTCTCAGTTTTGCTTCAGCCGCCGCCTCTGTCGGGTATTCCTCCCCCTGATATTTCCAGGTGTGCTTCGCGTCGTCGCCGCGCATGATCGTGGCGGTCAGCTCCTGCGTCTGCCAGTCGATCTCTTCCTCCTGCGTCGCCGCGTTTGTCGGAATCTGGTTAAACGCAGTCTTTACCAGGACGGTCGGGACGTAGGTGGTCACACCGCTGGACATATAGCGGCAAATGAATCCGATTCCGACATACGGGATTTCCTGATCGTCGTCATAAGCCGTGAATCCGTCTTCGCCTGGTGCCGGCAGGCCCATGATCAGTTTTTCGGCCGCCATAAGCAGGCCGTCAACGGTCAGCGTGACCGTGCCGCCGGTGAATCCTCCTGCCGCGGTCTCTGCCGTCTGGTTGTCTGCGTGAAAATTGTTGTCGTCCGCGCTGTCCGGCTCAATGTTCACATCGACGCCCCTGGCAAGGATCTGCCCGGAAGTGTACGTGATCGCATTGTTCGACGAATCGTAAAGCGCAACATAGGGTTTCGAAAAACCCGTGCAAACTCTTCCTGCTGCCATCTTCGTTTCTCCTTTACATTATCTTTTTTAAATCTTCATCAAATTGCCGCCGCATTGCTTCTTCTGCGGCAGCCTTCGCGGCATTGGTAGCTGATCGCACAAAAGGCGTCTTGTGCATCCAGCTGGTCCCGGATTCCACGCGCCTGGCCAGTGTCGCCACGGTCACGCCGCTTTCAGACTGGCCGGCAAATCCGGCCTTAACGGAAATGATGCCGTTTCTGGTCTGCATCTTCGACAGGCCGAATCCCTGCATCATCTCGTTTTTTTCTTCCTGCGTCGGTCCAGGCTGCACCGTGCCTTTCGGATAAAAGTGATCTGCCCTTGTCGGCACGCTTGCCATTGATCTGGCGATGCTGTCCGCCACGATGCCTGCCCCGGTATAGATGGACCGTTTCACCATCTCTTCCGATCCGGCCCCGATTCGCTGCAGCTGTGCGATGTATTTATCAATGCCCTTAAATCTAATCGTCGCCATAGCTCTGTCTTACCC